CAGGCCCAACAGGGGGCAACGTCCCGAGTCAGTGGACAGTGCATTTCCCTCCGTATTTCGCCAGCTCCGATGCGGACAAGGCAAATATGCGCCAACAGATTGCCTTAACGGACCAGATCTATATGGCTGCAGGGGTGCTCACCCCAATGGAGATCCGCGCCAGTCGATTTGGCGGCACGGAATACCAGTTGGATACGGTCCTGCATAGCGAAGAAGAAGATCGTCTACTCGCTAAGCGCGAACTAGAGCATGAAGCCGCCCTACAAGGCTTCGAGGGACAACGCCAAGCCCTAGAGAACAATGCTGAGGCGGCACAAGTAGAGCCCGAAGAAGAGGCCCCTGACGAGCTTGTAGAGGACGCTTGCGACTTCCTACATATGAATGGATTGCGGTTAATCGCCAGTACCAGCAATGGGATTTATCAGGTCGCATCGGTTGTACATCCCGATGGTCAACGCAACGACTCTGAACCTGTGGTGTTGATCGGCGGTCGACTACAAGACCAGAAGTTGTATCGGGGATTTGTAAAGCGCGAGGACGAAACGATCGCCCCAGGACCACTACTGATGGGGTTCTATTCGTCTCGCTCCGCTAACCGCGCCTTAAAGCACTACTGCGATGAAGAGGAGGTCAGCGGCCTGACGCTGCTGGATCCTCTCGACATCGAGCACTTAAAGGTGACGTTCGATCGCTACGACTCGATCGAATACGCAGGTCACACCTTTGCTGGATACAACAAACCAATCCGAACGCCTGATCACAAAACCAAGTCCCACGCAGTACTGGCGAAGGAAGGAGAGGAAGTGAAATTAATTCGCTTTGGCCAGCAGGGGGTAAAGGGCTCCCCAAAGACTGAGGGCGAGTCCGAGGCTGCGCGTAATCGCCGCGCAAGCTTCAAAGCTCGCCACGCCAAGAACATCGCCAAAGGAAAAATGTCAGCGGCCTATTGGTCGGCAAAGGAGAAGTGGTGATGAGCGGTGAATAAACACAATGACCTAGATGACATTGAAGTCATCATGAAGCTGTCATTACCAACACTTAGGGCGTTGCATGATTGCGTCCAAAAGAGTTACCGACAGTGGCCAGGAGGCGACCCACAAGAACAGGCAAACCTGGAGATTCTGTCCTCAGGTTTGTATGTGGTGTTGATGGACTCCCTTCTTGAAAACGATTTGGTTTAAGAATGGAAGAGTTAATCGAAGAAAATAATGACCTGCTTTCAGAGGAGGAGCTTGCAGCCATTGCAGCGATCATCGCCTTATTAGATCAAGGCCTCAATCGTTTAGCTCGTCAATTGTTTGCTCAATTAGAAAGCGGTCCATCTCTGCTTGCATCGACAGAGGAGCTTCTTTATGAGCTGATCCCTGTGGAACCTCTGGATGCGGATGATCCGGTCCTGCAGTCTGTTGAAAAGCTGCTTCAGAAATCGACAGTCCTAGGTCTGGATTTAGCTGCAGAGTTATCAAAGCCTCTAGTATCTGCACCTGTCGCTGTTGGGATTGGAGCTGCGCTAGTTCAATCAGCAGCAATGCGAGCCCGAGGATACATAGGATTGCAGGCAAGGTCATTTTCTGAGTCGGTAGCGGAGGCTATAAATACTGGACTTATTGATAGCGGAACAGTAAAGGACTTAACAACAGACTTAAAACGTCGTTTAAAAGTAACAAACGCCAGAGTTGCGACGATTATCAGAACAGAGGCTTCAAAAGCAAGATCAGAGGCTGTATTTACTTATTATGCCCAGCAGGGCATTGACTTGGTTTGGTATTACGTCGCATTAGGTGAAAGAACCTGCGAGCACTGTGCTGCACAAGCGGGCAAGGTATTCAAGCGTGGGGCAATCCGTGTATTACGTCATCACAACTGTCATTGCAGTTTGCTGGCCTATAAGTTGAACGAAAGTGATAAAAAATCCCCTGTAGATAAATTTCGCCTTAGCCATAGAAAGCGAGTTCTAAGTTACGCTAAAGCTAAGGGTATTCAACTTAATGAAGGCCCTGCGGCTTTCGATACCTCAAGACCTATCCCTTATGGTAAAAATGGACTTGTATAACTTTGATTCTTCTAAATTTACTTTCAAGAGTAAGGCAGAAGCAGAGAAATCAGGGCAGGGCTTGGGGCTCGAAGGTTCGCATTCTCACCTAAACGAAGCGGGTGAGACTGTTTATATGCCGGGCAAAAACCACAAGGAATTTATGGAATCCCAAAAGAAGAAGAGCGACGGTCGCAAGGTCAAGTCAAAGTACCAAGCAGCCCGCGATGCGATGTACCAGAAGCGCCTGAAGGATATGGGCAGCTATAGAAAGTACAGCGAGAAGAAGCAAACCGATATGCACGGCGGCAAAAAGAAGAAGTCCCCTTATGCGGATGGCATGAAGTCAGATGCAGGGACGATCGGACGTTTATTTGACGAAGTTCTGTGAGTAAATTTCGCGACAAGGCTCTGCATGCCAGGGCTGTTGCGGCAGCCAAGCGCAAATTTGCGGTGTGGCCCAGCGCCTATGCCAGTGGATTCGTTGTGCAGGCCTATAAGCGCATGTACAAGAAAAAGCACGGGTCAATGAGTGGTGCCTTCAGGGGCGACGACCTGGGCAAATGGTTCAACGAGAAATGGGTCAGGATCACATCGACGGGCAAGATCGCAGGTCCATGCGGCGGCCGCTCCAGCAAAGAGGGCAAGCCGAAGTGTTTGCCAAAAGCCAAGGCACAGTCTTTGTCGACTGCGGAACGCAAACAATTAGTCGCACGAAAGCGCTCTAAGGATCCAAATCCAAATCGCAAAGGCAAGGCCATCATGACAAGTAGCAAAACCCAAAGTGACGCATACAAGCTGGGAAATATGATGAAAAATGGCTCAAAAAAGAGCAAAAAAGTTCGTGATCGCCTGGCCAAGATTATGGACAGCTATAAAAAGCAAAACAGCTACTAAATTTCTGCGTTACATAGGACTAACTGAACTTCTGGGTTGCCAGCGGCTACAGCCTCACTGACGGGTGCTCTAGGAGAGACTGCATTTATGCAGCACTTTCTGGCGCAAGGCTGTTTCATCTCAACCCCAGTCTTCGATATATGGAAGACGGACTTCGTTATTGAGTGGCAGGAGAAGCTAGTCAAGGTCAACGTGAAGACAATGTCTCAGGCCCCACATGCATTTCATGTATGCCTGCAGACAGGTGGGGGAGGTGGAAATAGACGCTTGTACAGACCGGGTGAGATCGACTATTTCGGCATTGTCAATCTGGAATACGAGATGATTTGGCTGGTTCCACTTGATGCTGTTGAAGGCAGAACATTAATTTCTTGGATACCGGATCAACTACGAAAACGTAAGATCGCAAAGCGTGCTTTTAAGTTTGATCCGTACCGCATTAAGTAGGCCATTAAGCAAAGCTAAGTAATTAACACATATAATTCGTTAGTATCAAAGTATGGGACAAGTTTCTCGGTTTGATTACGGTCAAGTGACCAAGTCCGAAATGACGGACGAAGGTTATTTGAAAGTCTGGTGTAAGGCTGCCCGTGTGGGCACACAGCGTTATACCCGAGGCGATGGCACACAAGTTGTGGAATATCGCCCTGAAGAAGAAGTATCAAATCCAGATTCCCTAGCGAGCTTCGGAATGAAGGCAGTCACCCTTAATCATCCAAAGGTGCTGCTTGACTCGAAGACTACGAAGACGCATCAGGTAGGGCATGCGGGATCGCATGTTCGTTTCTCCGATGGATTTGTAGAGGTTGCATTGATCGTCACTGATCAAGACGCAATCGATGCAATTCAAAGAGGGGATGCACAAGAAGTCAGCGCTGGTTACAGAGTTGACTACGACAACACGCCTGGTGTGACCCCTGAAGGTGAGTCTTATGACGGCATCCAACGCAACATCAAAGTGAATCACATCGCTTTGGTAAGTCGTGGTCGTGCCGGAAGAGAGGCCCGCTTACTACTTGATTCATGTGATCGCAATGATGCGGTCGCCGAGATCAAACCCCCGTCGAATTCGCCCGCTATTGACATGGCAAGAATCACCCTCGACGGTTTGGATATTGAACTACCCGCAGATTCAGCCGGGATCGTCCAATCCTTCGTTAAGGAGGCCGGGCGCACTCAGGCGGAACTTCAGCAAAAGCTGGACGCGCAAGATTCAGACATCCAAACTGTAAATTCCGAAAAATCCGAACTCCAGGAGCGTGCTGACGCTGCTGCTGGACGTATTACCGAGCTGGAGCAGCAATTGGCCGAGGCCGTTGCAGCTAATGAACAGCGCGACGACGCCGCAGAGATCAACTCTGCCGTCAATGCTCGCATCGCAGCTCTGAACAAGTTTGCTCCAATTTTGCCCGTTGATTTTAAATTCGACGGACAAGATGAGGCTGCAATTATGCAGCTTGCATATCAGAACGTCTTCGAGAAGGAAGCCCGCGAAGATGCGTCCGCAGATTATCTGCTGGGTGTATTGGACGGCGTGCTTGCCGCAATGGAGGACATCGATGAGGACGCAGAAGAAGTCAAAACTGACTCTGAATTTGTCCCCGAAGAAGACGGCTCGAATGTCGCTGAAGTCCGTGCAGCTATTGCACAGGTGCAAGCCTCTGAGAAGTTCGACGCCCAAGATTCCTACCGCGATCGTCTTGTAAACGGTTGGAAATCAGATCTGTCGGCCACCGCTCAATAGGAGAAAATTAAATGGCTGTTACCTATTCCGAATCGCTCGTATCTAATCCAGCGGGCGCTCAGGGTTCTTACCCCCTGACTCAAACCAAGGGCCACGAAGGCATGCTTGGTGATCTACAGGCCTATGTGTCACGTTCTTACCAGAATGAGACCGGCGCTGTAATTCCTTTCGGTCACGCTCTGCTCCGCAACGGATCAGGCACCACCGATGCATCCGGCAAATTGCTTGCTGGTGCTTCTGCAACTGACATCGTCGGCGTTGCTATTGACAGCAACACCTTTGCAATCGATTCAGACGCAAAGACTGCAGATGGCCGCGTTGGCTACAAAGCTGCAGCAACGATGAACGTGCTCTCGAAAGGCGTTCTGTATGTGTATTCGGCTCACGCAATTGCGATGGGCGATGCAGTCCGTGTGTTCCACACAAATTCCGCTTCTGTTTCTTCTAACGGCGGCTACATCGGACGTTTTGGCAAGACTGCCGAAGCTGGCAAGACTTTCGAGGTCACTGCTGGTGCTCGCTGGTTGAGTTCCTGCGCTGCTGGTGGAATCGCTCTTCTTGAGATCGATCTCCCCGGACTAACTGTTTCTGCTGATAGCTGATAGGAGATTTAACTAATGTCTAACCAAGTCCGAAACGACGACGTAGGTCTGTTTCTGAGCAGGGAACTAGAGACAATCCTGTCTCGCGTTCTCGAAGTTCAGTACGCAGATCTTAAGTACGCGCAAATCCTTCCGGTTTCGACCGAAGTAGCTGAATCCTCCGAGTCCTACACCTACCGCGTGTTTGATGCTCAGGGCAAGATGCAAGTCATCCAAGACAAAGCGTCTGATCTGCCCCGCGCTGACATCCTGCGTAAGGAAGTAACGCTGCCTGTGCGTTCACTTGGCGGTTCTTTTGCTTATTCTGTTCAGGAAGTTAGGGCTGCTGCTGCAGTTCCTGGCATGAACCTGGAGACTCGTCGCGCTGCTGCATTGCGCCGCGCTTCTGAGGAAGCCGTTAACGAGATTGCACTGTTTGGTAATGCACCTTCTGGAATGAAGGGTTTCCTGAACAGCGATCAAATCGATAAGGTTGTTCCTAACAAGTGGTTCGATAACTGCACCACTGATGAGATGCTTGAGGTGCTGAATGAAGCCCCTACTCGTATCGTTCAGGGTTCTAACCAGCGTGAGACCCCCAACACAATGTTGGTTCCATATGATGTATATAGGGTCATCTCAACGACAGCACGCTCAGCCTCCTCCGACGAGACAGTTCTTAGCTTCTTCCTGAAGACGAACCCCTTCATTCGTTCGATCGAACCTATCAACGAATTGGCTGCTGCTAATTCCGTTCTTTCCAAGGATCGCATCGTTTGTTATGACCGCAGCCCTGAGAAGCTGCAACTGCACATCCCACGCACTTTGGAACTGCTTCCACCTGAGCGTAAGGGCCTTGAGTATTCCGTTGCTGGACACATGCGTGTCGGTGGCACCGCGATTTACTACCCCAAGAGTGTGCTCTACGTCGAAAAAGCTTGATAAGCTGAATTGATTTCTTCAGAACATGATTGTTACCTACTCCCCTCAACTTGAGAATCCACCCCGCGACAAAGAGGTCACTCTAGGCTTCAGTTTTATCGGGGAACGCTCAGGCCAATCCGAGTATGTACAGTTCAAGTCAGGCGTCAACCGCGATGTTGACGCCGATACTTGGGCAAAGGTGAAAACCATGCCCTTGGTCGCTGAACTGATGCAGATCGGCGCTTTAACTGTTGCAGACGACGTTGAGGTTGTTACTGCAGCCCCTGCCCCCCAAGGTGGACTGACTGCTTTGCCAGTCAAAGAAGCATTGGGTGCAATTAATGCAACATTTGATATTGACATGCTCAAGGAGTTTGACTTCGCTGAGAACCGTGTCCGTATCAAGAATGCGATTCAAAAACGAATCAAAGCGATCACTGAAGGAGAAGGTTGATGGCAGTCACCAGCACTAGTTTTTTGACTCGGTTCCCCGAGTTTTCAAATATCGAAAGTGCTGTTGTGACTGCAACAATCGGCGAGGCAGAACGCCAGAACAACGAAGATGTGTGGGGCGACAAGTATGACGATGCAGTCAATTACATGGCTGCTCACTTACTGGCCAGCCGCACACAATCCATCGGCCAACAGATTGGCGTTGCATCTAGCGCCAGAACCACCAAATACATCGGTGCAGCCGGATATACGCTCGCTGATACGACGTATGGGGCCACATATCTATTTTTGCGTGAGGGGCTTGTCGAGCTGACAGGTTTCTGTTTCTGATGGGTGCTTATTCCCCCTTTGATAACGCCACCCTGGTATTCCAGGTGTACGGATCATTTTCGACTGATCCAACAACAGGCAACCGCGTACAGAACAACACAGCCGAGACTTACCTCTGCAATGTTCAGCTCAGCGGGGCATTTTCAGAGAATAAAGAAGGGATCAACGAAGTATCGATCGCCTGCTCAGGCAAGCTGCTGTCGCCTGCAACATTCAGCGCCAAGGTCAAGGTCGGCATGGAGGCTGATGCAACCGTCAATGGTGCGACAGGAAAAATCCGCATCTTGGACTTAGGTACGAACGTCTTGCCCTATGCCAGGGCGACGCAATTCCAGAGTTTCAGCGGTGAGTTCGAGCAAACCGGCGCAGCAGGGTAAGTATGGCTTCCAAAATAAAATACAGTGGCAAACAACCTAAAGATATTGAATCAGCTTTAAAAAGAGCTGCAGGTATTGCTTTGCAGGAAGTTGTGCCTGAATTGGATCGAGAATTTACAGTTCAAATACAAAGTGTTGTCTGGGGTTGGCCCAAGAAAACCCTTAGAAAAAACAAACGTGAAGCTGGAAAAATCAGGGACATCGTTGATCTGGGCGACTTACAACGCAGCCAACAAAATCAAAAAATTGGTAATTACACCTGGCAGTGGACTTGGAACGTTGATTATTCCGCTACGGTTCACAATGGTGCAGTATTAAAAAATGGTGGGAACTACCCTGCTCGTCCATGGACTACTCATGCTGTAAGAGTCGTCGATCCACAGAAGAGCATTTCAGATACACTTAGGAGAGAGTTAAATGGCTAGTGTATCTCAAGTACGCTCGGTTGTAGACTCAGTTATAGGGACTTTCCTGGGTACATATAATCTCCCAGATGGTTCTACATCCCCCGCCCTTTGGGTTCGGGGTTCACAGCAAGTTCCCAAGGACTGGACAATTACAGGCATCGAATGTGTGCTTGATCAAGTACCAGAAGCCAGGAATGTACCAACGATGTCTCAGGCGGTTTTTCTAAATTTATTTTGGAGCGTAACTCTGACGAGCTACGACACAACCACAACTTTAGAGAATCTTAGGTTGCTTCTTTTTCGAGCCTTCCCTGATATGGATACGGCGGTTTATACCCCGCAGACAGACATATCTTTTGAAAGTTTGAAAGTAACTATCCCCGACTACTCAATCCACACAGAGATAAGCTAATGGCTCAACTCCCAGGATCCGCTTTTCTAAAAGGGCGTGATCGTCTTGTCCGAATTTCAGAAACAGGCGGAGCCCGTGCAGTGCCCGCAAGCCACGGTGCTGGCGACCCGAACTCTGCATATACCGTTCCTGGATCAAACTACTCCGGCACTAAGTTCATCAAGGGTCTGACTGCTGCTGAGTACACCCCTTCACCAACTTCCCAGGAATTTTTCCTGATGGGAGATGATGGATACCGGGACAGCGTCGGCACCACCATGTCTGGTGAGCTGGCATGTACCGCATTCTTCATCCAGGCTTTGTCCAGTGGTGTAGCCAGTAACGCCATTGATGACGCACTGGTCATGATCATGAAGTCTGAGAACGACCCTGATCGTGAACTGTTTGTCGAGGTATTGACCTATTTAGGCCTTCAGTCATCTAACCACGTATATAACACTCGCGCATTTAACGCCTGCATCACAGGTGTATCCGAGAGTGCTGCTTCTGACGGGATTATTGAATATTCGTGGAGCTTCCAATCACGCGGTCAAATTTACGTTGGTGAGTTCGACGGCGGTACATCCAAGCTCGACGTTTACGCCTGATGCAAGCTGACCTGCTTACCTCTGCGGATAAGCAGTCTTACTTCATCAACTGCAGATCCAAGGGAGAGTTACTTGAAGTGGGGGCGGTTTATATCGCCCCTTCGTCATCTTCTCCAATGAAACTTATTTCAGAAGAAGGTGTTAGTTTGACTGTAGAAATCCCTGAAAATGCTGCCGACCAACTCAATGAGATGGTGGCTGCAGATACTTCTTTTTACATCGTTTCATGAGCAAGTATTCAAAAATCTTTTTCGGCCAAAAAGAGTATTACGACATCAAACCATTTCGCTTTCCGATCTATAAGGACTTGGTTGCAGGCGAAATTGAAGGCATCGAAGATCTAGCGCGTAAGCAGGCTGCTAATACCTATGCGTTACTAAAAATCGCCAGAGACGTAGCACAGAAGCAGGACATCCCAGTCCAAGATGCCCTTGATGCGCTCAGTGATGTAGACAGCAACCAAGATCTGTTGTTTGACTATGTCGACGAGTTGGCTTTGATTCAGACTCAAGGGCAGTCGGTCAGCGAGATGAAAATCGAGACTGTCACTTTATTTATGAGGTATCGCGCTGAGGTCAAAGAGCGCAGTAAGTGGGTACAAGTGCCTGATTGGGAGATGGACGATACCCGTGAGATGCCACGTCGTCTACTTGATGACATCTATGAATTTGTTGGATGGGAGCGTAACGGCTGGCCTGAAGAAGACGACGACGGAGACGAGGAGGAGGACCAGGGAAACTAACTAACGAGGCGGTCAATAACAGGCTTCTGTTTTTGCGGGAGTACTTGGCCACCTCGGAGCTAGATCTTTTAACTGTTTACACCGAGTTCAGGGATACCCCCGTTGGCCGGGATATTGGTAAGGAGGACTTTCTTCGTCTGCCGATGAAATGTCTTTATGAATTTATTCGTATAGAGAGTGAGCGTAAAAAGAGGCAAGCAAATATAAATTCAATATCTACTGCGCGATTGTCAGGGATTGTATTGGCTATTGCACAGAGCTTTAGCAAGGAAGGCAAGTCTCAGCCCACACCCATGGACCAGTTATTGCCATTCCCCCTTGATGAGGATGCATCAACCAATATGGCAGAGACCAAAGAGATTTATAAAAAGCTATTGGCACAAAGAAAACTACCTGTGCATGTAATTGGTGGTATTAGCAAAGTAATTAGCACATAACCGATAAAATTAATTTATAGAGAGGCAGGTCTGTGGCTCAAAATCAAGGTGAATTTAGATATGGCATAGTCGTTGACACTAAAAACGGCCTGAAGAATCTTACTGAATTTACTAAGGCACAGGCTAAAAGTACTCAGCGTATTGAGAAAGATATCAAGAAACAGATCAAGGCGAATGTAAAGCATGATCGATCAATAATTGAGACAAGAGCTGCGTTATCTAAAGCAAGGGCGGAGTATAAAAAATATACAACGACAAAAAAAGCAGATGCATTAGCTGCTGATGCAGCGGCGCATAAAATGAAAAAGCTCAACAAAGAGCTTTTCAAACAAACAGAGAAATTAAGAAAGGGCAGACAGGCTGTAAGAAATTACACAAGGGAGATCGATAAATTAGCTAACGCCGAGCAGAGAGCGGCACAGAAACAATCCGTGAAATTGCGGCGTACCGCAAGCGGGTTTAGATATCCAGGTCCGATTGGCCCCCAACGCCCAGATGCGCCCATGCAGGGGCCTGGTTTTGGAGGCGCTCGCGGCTTTGCAGGTCAAGCAGGCAGAAGGGCCGGTATAACTCGAGGCGTTCGTAATGTCTCCTCGCAGGCAGCAGCAGGGTTCTCTGCTTTAGGTGGTGCAGCAGGAGGAGGTGGACTGCTCGCCCCACTGGC